AGAGTAATACTGAGACTGGATGCAATCGGTGTGCCGCTTGTAAATTGAAACGCAACCTGCAGATCTATATTATTGACACCTGCAACACTGAAGTTGGTAGGGATCATATTGAACTGAGGTGTTCCGCCTGCATCTGCAACATCTCCGCAGGATCCTGCCAGGGTGAGGTTTTGCTCACTCATATTAGAACCCAATAAACGACATGCCAGGACAAAGCCTTTCGTATCTGGAGCGTCAACGGCTACGTCGATTCTGGAGATTCTGCTTGATCCCTGGGGCGTTTGGATATTGCCGAGCGATGTGCTTGACATATTGGACGTAAGCGAAAAATACGTTTTGTCCGTGGGCGTGCTATCATAGGTTCGTGTTATTGTTGTTACCATTTTATAGTCTGAAGTAAAGCTTACTTCCTCCGAGTTTTAGTTGTGGAAACTGCTTTCGTGCAAATGCTCCCAATAGAGCAATGCCTCCAGCAGTAACTAATGTCTTACGTCCGTCGTTGGTTCCGATCATATTAATTGCGTTACCAGCGAGGGTATTGAATGCGGTTCCTAATTGACCGTCGGTCACGTCCTTGATTACGCCCTCAGTCACTGTGGCTACTTTGAATCCATTCTGGCCCCCCATAACTGTAGATCCTGCGTTTAGGTATGCGGCTATTGCTAATCCAGATGCCATACCCGTGACAGATGGATGAGGGATTGATTTTTTCATATTACTCCTTTTTGGATTATTTTTGCGAACGTATGCCCGTCTGGCTGTTTTCCTCACTTGACCTTTACGAGTGGAACGTGGCTTTGATCGCGCCTTCGCTTGGTCATAAGACTTCTGGGAGATAAGCTTCCCATTCCGAAAGTGCATGAAACTACCTTTACGTTTGCCTTTGGTGATTCGCTTCCGATAAAGTCCTACGGGCATTAAGAGATATTTTGAAACAGGTATTTAACTAAGGTCAGTGGTTACACTTCAGTTAGTACTAATTCACGGTCACAGGTTGAACAATAGAATCCTATAAATCCAATAGAACTTCTGAATTGTCTCATTAATCCAGCGCAGTCCTTACAACGGATAGTTATGAAATCCAAGATCTCTTCCCTGGCTTTATTTTGATAATTATTCATCGGCGCCTCGATATCTCGTCTAACATTCTGCAATGGTCACAGTCATAGAACTTTCCACAATGACACTTCGCCCTGGAAGCTTCCCAGTCGGTAACAATAATAACAAAAAATTCATTCCAGGATAACGGCCTTCGATATGGTTCCTTATCTGGGGATCTAAGACTCTGAGGCGAAGCCTGGTCATGGATAAATTCCTTGTAGCTTTCGAGCTTGGTCATAACCTCTGGATGAAGCTTGATCATCTTTCTCTTAAACTTAGTCGGCATGGATATTATGCCCCTGGTAACATTCGCGACAGTTACCCGTACTGGTCAAACCAATATTTCCACACTTCAAACATTTCACATCATCATACCTAAATTCTTTACGATACATGAAGACCACAGGGGGGGACACGGTATAAACCACTTAGCTAGATAGAGTTCTAGCTTGTTTTTACGGCCTACTACTAGGTACGACGGATTATTATTCTTCTTCTTCTTCTTCTTCTTCTTCTTGAGTTTATATACAAATGTTAATCTTTTCGGAAACTGGAGACGTTTCACCCCTATTTACGAAGCCAAAGAAAACATGCGGAGCCTTATCACCCCCCGATTCGTGGATTTTTGGTGCGTTTAGATGCGTTACTTTTGCAGACCCATGTCAAGAATCTGAGTTTCTTTGGGGTTTGTCTGCGTTTTAGCCGCGTCCGTGATGATGGGTAACAGTTTAGATCCCAACATCTGCACGTACCATGGTTGGCCTTCTAATTCCTTGGCCATGTTATGCATCATATGAAGATTAGACCCCTCCTCCGTGTTTTTCATTTCTTTAGCAACGTTTCCCATAGCTCCACTCCAAAACTTTTGAAAACTCTCTCTCGCCTGTGGAAGCATAAATTCCTCAAAATCAATTAACATCTGTTCCCGAATTTTTTTAGTGATCACATCTAACGACATTAGGAGGGTTTCGTCAGATTCTGCACTCTTCAACCAGCTTTCTATTTTCATCTGAGTTTTCAAAGGGATCCATAACGTATAAATTCCAAAATATAAAAAGAACGAAAAAAGCCAGATAAGGTAAAATGTTTCGTCGTTCATATTAGCTGTTTCACTGAAGAGGTTACTAATTCGCTACGGTAACCCTTTTTTATTAGGCAAGTGATAATCCAAGGTTGAGCAGTATATTTACTATACAAAATTCCAAGGGTAATTTTTGCTTGGTCTCTACATGATTTAAAATCTGTTAAAAATTGTTCCTCTTCCAAAAGGTCACGTTCTCCAAGTATGGGGTCTATTATCTCTTCTTTTACTGTCTCTTTTACTTCGTCTATTATCTCTTCTGCCGATGGAATCTCGATATCTTCCATAAACTCGATAACGTCTTTTAGAATGTCCAAAGCTTCGTCTATTGAATGGTAGAGACTAGCCAGGACAACGGGTTTGGGTAAATTAAGATCAATAGTCGGTATAGATTCGGCCACTGCAATAAATTTAGATACTGCGTCGGCTCTATTATCTAATCTTGAAAACAACAACCACAATCCTCCAATAATAATCGGTTGAAAGACCGACACTAGGGGCGGTATGATCCTATTCCACTTTATCCCCTTCATTAACTCTTCAAAGTCTTTTTCACTTTTAGGAAATTTCATACCCGATACCCCGTTAATATGCACGATATAGCCCCATTGTTAGCGCTCTCAGCCGCTTGGATCTTAACCGTGCTGTTTGGTGGTATGATGAATTCAAACATCTTGGGCTGAATCCCAATATTATTAATCAGGACAACCAGTTTTTCAACAAATAACGCCTGGTCATCTACATTGATCGTATAGGATAGAATTTCTCCCGCAGAGATATCGCTCCAGTCAATTCCTAAAGTTACCCTGGTTAAGTAAAATGCTGACGGGTTCGTATAATCCAGTAGGGTGACAGCAGAAGAAGTAAGGGCATAACTTCCACTCCACCCGTAGATCTTACCGTCTTTAGCCCTGGAAACGGACTTAGAAGGCCCTAGGGTCATGCATAGACTCTACCCGTCAATGTCATACCCATATTAATTGCACTTGCATCACTGGTGTATAATATACCTTCAAAATAAGTGAAAGGAGGTAACATTAACTTAGTTGATTGGATAAACCATTGAGGATTGCTAACGTTTGAACCTAAATCATAATCGACTACTTCATTGCCATTCATTTTAATCTGATAACCTATATCCTCGCCCGTCCCCAAGCCGCTAATATCAAAAGAAATTTCTACCTCTACCATAAGGTATTCTTTTCCTGTGGTAAACTCAAGTGCTGTAACTGTACCACCTGAGACCGCTTGAGTACCTGACCAGGCTCCACAATGATTACCAAGTATAGTTAAACCCTTTTGAGGTCCACTAAAAATGGCGTTAGCACCTATCTTCGTTTTAGCCATTCAAGACTATTCGAAATATAGAGTAATACTGAGACTGGATGCAATCGGTGTGCCGCTTGTAAATTGAAACGCAACCTGCAGATCTATATTATTGACACCTGCAACACTGAAGTTGGTAGGGATCATATTGAACTGAGGTGTTCCGCCTGCATCTGCAACATCT